CTGGTGTTTCTGTTCGTTTTGAGGCCAGTGAGCTGGATGGGAGGGAGATTCTTGTCTTGCGTTATCGTTTAAAGAGGTTTGTGGTTGTAAGGTTTTTTACCGAAACGTATGACCCTTGTACTGGTGAGGTTTGTTCGGCTATGGATAATATGGTGGATTTTGTTTATCGCTTGATGGGGTTTGTTTCTGAGCATCCTGAGCGTGTATCATTGTATCGAATTGCGTTATAAGGTTGTGGAATTATGATAATGAAGATGGATTATTTTAATGACGATAATATCGTAGACCTGTTTAACAGTCTTTTGCCTGACAACTATTTTATCTATAGAACGGGTCTCACTGATGTAAGGAGTTCTTTGGTTGGCGAACCGGAGTACTCCATTTCTATCAGATTTTGTAGGAAGCATAAGGGGGTTATGAAGTGTATCGATGGTACTATTCACGCTTCGGCTCGCGTCCATAACGGAATTATCGAACTGGATTGTATGAGGTTGAATATTGACCCATTCCAGTGGGAGGGTGAAGGTGATCCCTACGATATTGACGTGGAATTCTCCAATTACCGTGATGTTGATTCGCTTAAGCGTGCTGTGTCGTATGATGCAAAGTGTTTGGCAAAGGGGTGTCCTACGGTGATTTTGGATGTGCAGGCGTGATGGATTATCATAGTTGTAATGGTCGTAAGCGTTTTTATATAGGTGGTAGCATGGTTAAGGGTACACGTCGTATACATCGTATGCGTGTGGGTCATTATGCGTCTTGGTGTAGTGACTCGGATTGTGTGGGGTTGTTTGATTTTGTGATGGCGCATTATGCTGATGATGTTGCTTTAATGCGGTTGAATTTGTGGGATGACAGGGGTGAGAAATGAAGAGCGGTGATGACCGTACTAATTGGTTTGATGACGGTGTTTTGGACGATGACCGTGTGCGCCGTGTCATTCGTGGCCGTCGGCGTAATTTGCACTTGCGGGAGTATAACCGTGGTGAGGGCGATTGGGAAACGTTTTGCCGTACTATAGCACTGCTTAAGGATTTTTATAAGCCTCAGGGTGGTCAGGTGGCGTTTGCCGATAGTATCGAACACGCGGCGGATATTTGTCTAAGCATCTCGCCAAGTTCGTCGATGTACGCCGCATTATCACGAACGCAGGACATTGAAATGTTGTCCGGGCTTATCTACTGTCCGGCAATGACGGCGTGGTGTGCTGTCTGTCATGTCAAGGGCGCGTCATGCTATGAGATGTGCAGGACTTGGGAGGGTGCTGAGTTTGCTCAGATTATCATCAAAATTGCATGTCTCCGTTTTGACAGTCTTACCGACTCACGGTATACTGATGAAGACATTGCAAGAATGTCACAGCAACAGCAACATTAAGAAAAGGCGGCATGATTATGGCATATATTAAGCGAACCAAACACTATAGTATTGTGCGCGGTGTCACGCGCGGCGACAACGGGGAACTTGTGGACGCCGAGGTGGTCGTGGATGGCGCGTTTCGCACGGCTGACATGGCAATGAAAAAAGCCCGTAAGATTAACAAGGACATGCTCCCCATGTCCGCCGAATATCATGCACAGGCGACGCGCATGGATGAGGCAATCTATTGGGCTAATTGCGAGTTTGGAGATGATACCATTATCGACTATCCGGGGTCGGTCAACGGCAACGTGGTTGAAGATGATATCATCTCCGAGGAAGAATAATCACTAACCCTATAAGGAAAGGCAACAATAATCATGGCTGACAACGAACTCACCGTAGCAAACGGCAACAATTTTTCTGCAAACGGTGCCAACGCCGTGTCCCATTTCTTCAACACTGATACTATGGATGGTAAAATGGCGTTGTATAACGCCATGCAGACCGCCGACAGGGTTGACGAACACCTTAATGAACCACTGCATGTCACTAACGTGCTTGCGCAGGCCATCGAGGTCGCCAATCAGGAAACGGGTGAAATCAACTCCTCTACCCGCGTCGTTATCCACGCGGAGGAAGGCGACTTTGCCGCCGCCTCCCCCACATTGGCGCACGCTTTTGGCAACCTGTTCGCCATCTTCGGCACGCCGGACACGTGGGAGCATCCGCTTGTTCTCAAGGTGGTGGAGAAGAAGAGCCGTCGTGGATATAAGTTCTTCGACCTCGAACTTGTATCGGAAAAAGGTCGCAAGTAGACTACTTGTCCATGTCATATGATAGCATGGTAATGTCCCTATAGGGATGTTGCCGCCAGACTCACCCCCCCCCGTCGTTTTCCATCCTTACGGCGGGGGGGGTGTTTTACACTCATAAGAGGAGGGGCCGTGGCAAAACGCAAAAACAACCGACGCGCCAACAATCTGAAACGCAACGCCGCCATCAGGTCGGCACAGGTACGCCGAGAACAAGCGGTCAGAGACTATAGCACTGGACGCCTCCCCAAGCAAATCACCGAAACGTTTCTGGGGAAACTCAGCGCCCAGCAACTCGAACAAGTCGCACGCCGTATCGGACAGGAATTCGGGGAACAACAACAAGCATTAAGGGCCCGGGACAGCGAGCCGTATCAGGTTGTCCCGGATGTGCATATTACGAAACTTGACCGTGAGATGGCGGCGCGTCCGTTGATTACCGACGCGGAGATCGCCGCCGCCCCGTCGAAACGTCGAAAAACATTACGACAGCAACAGCGCCGCCGTATCGAGGCACGGCGGAAAATCAAACGCGCCCAACAATTCGACGCATTGAGCATGGCCAACTATACCGTGGGCGAAATGCGTGAGATGGAACGTGCTGGAGAGTCGCCGTTTGATGTGTTGGGTACTCATACGGTTGGCGGTTCGGCGCGGGACGAACTCACACGCAACCGTGCTAACGTGTTCGGTTCGGAGCGTGGCATGAGCCACGCGCGTATGATGATACGAGAAGGGGGCAGGAGGAAACTTGAACGGGAGATACTCGAATACGCCGGGCTTATAGGACGCGCTCCATTACGTGCAGGTACTGGAAAAATCCCCAAGAACGAGGGCTTTGCGGATTTTGATAGGGTCGAACAGCAACTAGAAGCATTCGACGCCAATGTTGCCCGAAAATTCGCGTCTTTATCGAACCGTCAAAAACGATGGCTGATAAACAACACGAATTTTAGCACCGTAGTACGTGAGGCCGCATGGTATAATGACAAGACACATAAATGGGAAACCAAAGCGGACGCGGGGGATGTAGAAACACGACTTGATGAATGGATGACCAGCGCGGCACGACACTAAAGGGATGGAATCATGAAAGAGCGTCGAACGGCGGCAACAGACGGCGCAACACTATTGACGGATGACGGCGTGGAACCATTGACGGCAAACGCCGTTATCCGCCTCACCCTGCTCGACCATCATACGCGCGTATGGTGCGCCCACGGATGGCAGGACATCAAACCCATAGCCGCCGAACTGTTGAAACGACTCCCCCTGCAATCGAACCCGGCCAAGGACGGCGTGTGGGGCACGTTCAACATTCGAGGCCACTTCTATAGTTTTCGTGTGCGCATGGGCGGTATCACCGTGGATTTTCTGGACGTACGTAATGTCACGCGCGACGATGGCTTGAATGTTTCACGTGAAACGTTTGGCGGCGCGGACGATTTGGAAACCACGTGGAATATCGCGCAGGAATGCGCCGCACTGAACCTCAGGGGCACGACCATAGCGTCTATGGCAATGACCGACTATATCGACGGGGATTACTCCGGATTCAAACGTCATTTCCCGCCATTGGATAAAGATGTTTATCATCGTATGCGCCCCGCCTACTATGGGGCGATAGTGTACAGCAGGCCGGGCGAATACCGGGATTGCCTAAGCTGGGATGTGAACAGCCTTTATCCGAGTATCATGCGTGATTCGCCCATGCCGGTAGGCTCACCCATATGGTACGACGGGAAGTATCAACATGACAATGATTATCCGTTGCATATCGATGTCATTGCGTTTGATGCAAGGTTGAAAACGGGAAAAACGGCGACACTCACCAATATCCTGCCCGTCTGGGGGTATGAGGGCGAACGTCTGGACAGTACGTTAGGCGTCGTAACTATGCCCGTCACGGATGTGGGTTGGGAAACGCTGACTGAAAACTATGATATCCACGTGTGGGAGCATGTCGGCGGCTGGAAGTTCCGCAAATCACATGGACTCTACTACACATACGTGGACAAATGGTTTCACGTGAAACAAACAGAAACCGGGGAGCGCAGGCAGATGGCGAAACTGTTGCTGAATTCACTGGTGGGAAAGTTCGGGGCCTCCCTCTACCGGCCCATGTTACACCCGAAACCGTCCGTAGACGGGGGTGTGGATTTTACCGTGGATAAACCCGAGTCGGCCAACAGTCTGGCGTGGTTGCCGACCGCCGCGTATGTCAACGCCTACGGGAGGCGAATACTATCCCGCGCCATGAACGATAACGCCGAGCGCGTGATCTACGCCGATACCGACGGCATGATACTGGAAGGACCGGATACGCCTATGGGAATCGAAACGGATGACCGAAAACTAGGCGCGTGGAAAAACGACCACACTTATGAGAGGCTCCGCATCCTCGGCAATCGCAAATATTGCGGCGTGGAAACAGGCGGCGATACCGTCATGCGGCTGAGCGGCGTGCATCGAGCCGCCCCCATCCCCTATGATGAGTTCCTGCCGGGGTCACGTCACCTCAATGATGACGGCCATGTTTTCATGCTATAATATCCGGTAGCGGGGTGTGCGTCCCAAGCTGATTCGATGGCCCGACCGTAAGGCAGATCGGTAAGGCGGTTCGGTCGGATGTAGACGTGCGTAGCCAGCGCCCAGCGACGGCGAGGGAACCCGCACAGCCTAGCAAACCGGCATGACGGCGTGATTGCCGTCATGCCACTTACTTTAAGGGGTGATTATGGACAACACCGAAACCAATGAACCGGATACCACGCCCGATACCGAGCCGGACGCCGAGCCGACCGGCGACAATACACCGAACCCGGAGTCTGAAACGCAGGACAATGGCGAACCGGAGGACGCGGGCGACGATAAGGACGCCGACATGGCCAACCGGTTGAGCGCTTTGGAAGCGACCGTGGCGGAACTCTCCAAAACCATTGAGGCAATGCGCGACGCCGCCGCAGACCATGTGCTCAACGATGGCCCGGACGATAATACGACGCAGGAATCGGCTGAAATGACCGACGATGACTACAACGGTACTTACAGTACATTCGATGACCTATTCGAGGACTAATAATCAGGAAGGATAACTATCATGCCAACCACTCCAGTGGTGACGCCGAAGCAACAGCTTCGACCGCTCACCGAATTCAATAACGCACAAATCCTCAACATGATCCGCAACGAGGCGTCCCCCGAATACCAGAGGCGTATGCCCTCGGCCACCCAGATGAACATGGACAGGCAGATGGCCACCCTCATGTCCAGCACCCAGCTCAAGAACGAGTTCTACACGGCGCTGGTGAACCGTATCGGCGGCACCTACGTGAACACGTGGCGTTGGAACAACCCGCTGAGCGTGTTCCATCGTGCATCTCAGGCGTATGGCGACACGTGGCAGGAAATCGCCGTAGGTATGCCTCTCGCACAGGTCTATGACCCGGACGCGGAATACTTGGGCGCGGATAATTTCCGCAAATGGAAAATCGACGTTGATAGCCTCTATCACCGTCTTGACTTCGCCCACTTCTACCCCGCTACCACGGATGACAAGACGCTCCAGCGCGCTTTCACCTCCGAAACCGGTCTGGCTTCGCTCACCTCGCAGATTCTCACCTCCTGCTATAATGCGGCTGAGGTTGACCTGTTCGAGGCCATGTGCCACCAGTTCGTCGAATATGCGAAGCTGGGCGGCTATTGGCGCGTCCACATGGAGCACGACCTCAATGACATGGGTTCGACGGAAACCGACGCGCGCGACATGTTGCGCCAGATTCGCGCATGGGCCGACACGCTGAAATTCGTGTCCACCCGATACAATGCGCGTCACATGCCGACGTTTGCCCGCCCCGACGAACTCGTACTGTTCTGCTCCCCCGAAGTCAAGTCCGCACTCGATGTTCAGGGTCTGGCCACGGTGTTCCAGCGCACGGACGCGGAGCCGACCATCGACCGGATTATCGTCATTCCACAGGATAGGTTCGGCATGAATGGCGTACAGGCGATTCTCACCACGGATAAATTCCTTATCGATATCCCCGTTATCAACGAGATGACCCAGCAGACCAACCCGGTGAACATCAACTCGGTCAACCATTACCTGCACGTCCAGCACATTATCTCGGTGTCCGGTTTCGCCCCCGCCGTCATGTTCTGGACGGGCGCGGGTTCCACCGCCAAAATGGTGGCTCCTACCGGTACGACGGCCAAGACGCCGACCTTTGAGCTTAAGCTCGCCATGTACGGCGGCGGCACATCCACCCCGTCGAACGTGGCGCGTGGCGGCGCAGTGCAGGTCGTTGCGGATACATCCATCACCAATGATGGCACGGCCACGTTCCGCTCGAATGCTGTCGAGTACCGTATCGGTGACACCGTCAAGCCGAAGAGCGATTACACGTACATTTCGCCCACCGGCGTACTGGTGGTCGGCCTCGACGAGCCGAACATCAACATCCCGGTTACGGCCACCGCGTTGTATACGGATCCGGCGACGCCGGAGGTGCCGGGCACCGTGTCCGCCGCCTTGGACGTGCCGGTGGTTGGCGGGGGTGTTATCGGATTCAATCCGTCCATCATTGCGTCGATTGCCGTCAACGTCTCGAATGTAGGCGTGGGTAAATCGGTGCAGGCGACCGCTACGGCGACCATGATTGACGGGCGAACCGCCGACGTTACCATGCAGGCCGCTTGGACGTCCGGCACCACGGTCAACGCCACGGTGTCCGAGTCGGGTGTCGTGACCGGCGTCAAGGCGGGTGCATCCGATATCACCGCCACGCTGTTCGGCGTATCCGGCAAGAAGCAGGTGACAGTCGCCTAATCTGCGATATAATAAAGGGGAGTGTTTCACGTGAAACACTCCCCTTATTTTTTTTGTGAAAGGGATAATATGCTGAGAGATATCAACCCTAACGTCGAGGCGACGTTTAACTGGGCGCAATGGACGCCAAACACGTCGTTGAAACTCTGTAACGTGCCGTGGGATAGCAGTTACCGTGACCTAGCCCGGTTCGAGTCACCGCAGAAACAACAGGAATGGTTTGACCGACAGCCCGGTGTCGATAGGGTGCATGGAGTCATGCACATGTTCGGGCAACCCGTGCGCGTCGAACTGCCCTTCAACGAGGCGTCCAACTACAACTATGTCGTGGTATATAACGATTATCCCGACTTGGAGTCGCCGCGATATTGGTATTATTTTATCAACCACGTGGATTACATCAATGCATACACTACTCAGCTCACCGTGCAGTTGGACGTTTGGCAGTCATTCCAGCATGTGCTTAGGTTCGGCTCATGTTATGTGGTGCGAGGCCATATCGGCATTGCCAACGAAAACCAGATGACCGATTATGGCCGCAGTTATCTCGCACTACCCGAAGGGCTGGACACCGGTAGCGAAATGGTGACGGTAAACCAACAGTACAAGTCTCTTATCGGCATGGACGGGAAAAATCTGAATTACGGCGTAATAGTCGTGAGCACGGTAGATTTGTCAGCGGACGCGGGAAGTCAGGAAAAACCGTCTCTCACTACTGCGGGCGGCTCTCTGTTTGAGAACATGGCCAATGGTGCTGAAATACTGTACTTTAAGGACATCCAGTCTATCCGAGTGTTTATGGGTGTTGGCTCTACTTTCTCATGGATAACACAGGGTATTGTAAACATGTATATGATACCCTCTTTAGACGACGACTTTCTTAAGCAATCCGGCTATGTCGTAGATAAGCTATTTGGGAGAACACTCCCCCCGGAATTAAATAATCGTATCTACCGTTTCCCCCAGTCGGCCACAAATGCGCCCAGCAGATATGAAGACATTATTACCATTAATGATTTTCGTGATAATTTTAATATCCCTAAACGTTATAAAAACCTTAAAAAACTCAAATGCTACCCCTATTCCACTGTCGAATGCACTTGCTTGAACGGTACAAATATCACCTATAAGCCCGAAAATATCCAAAGCGATAATCTGGTTATTAGAGAGGTGCATAATTACGCACCCAATGGCGCGCGCTTGAACTTTTACCCGGTTGGGTACAATAAGGCGGGCGCAATCGAGATTGCTCCCCTTGATAAAAACAATGGATTGCCCATTGATAACGGAGAAATGTTGGACGCCGCGTTTGGTATCAGCAATTTCCCTCAATTTGTGATAGTCAACAATGGTGCTCAGTTAGCAATGGCAAACAGTGCCTACACTCGCGCCTATAATCAGCAGTCAGCTGACTGGACATACCAAAAAGCGCAGATGGGCATTAGCCAATCGCTTGCGGCCACGGCCATGCAAAACCAGTACAATACCCAAGCCAACAAACTCGCTATCGGCAACCGCAACGCCAATAACGCAATTCAAGCGACAGCTCTTAACACCGGACTGGACAACACGACGTATATCAACAATCAGCGAGCCGACCTCGCACAGCTGAATAACGTGGTTAACGGCGTGGTCGGGGTGGCAGGTAACGCCGCTTCAGGTAATGTCGGGGGCGCGGTGTCGGCATTAGGCGGTGCTGTCATAAATGGTGTCAACACCGAAGCGAACCGCAGTATCAACAATACCGCCGCCCAACTTTCCACGGCGAACTCGCTGAGTACTAACGCGGCCACAACAAGCCAAGCCAACACGTATGGCTCTCAGACTACAGCGCTTTCAAACCAGTTGGCCCAAAATATGGCGGATATGAACGCGGATTACGCGCAACGTTCCGCGTTTGGCGACTACCAAAACACTATCGCCGGGATTAATGCGCAAGTCCAGCAAATGCAGTTGACGCCCCCCACCACGTCCGGTGCTATCGGCGGAGACGGATTCAATCTTGCAAACGGCATTGTCGGGGTGTTGGTTCGATTCAAGACATGCGCACCCTCAGCCCTGCGTAGCGTCGGAGAGTACATGCTACGCTACGGGTATTTTGTCCAGCGTTTCATCACGCCGCCGCAATCGCTGGAATGTATGACCAAGTTCTCATATTGGCAAATGCAAGAATGCTATGTGCGAGGTGATCTGCCCGAGCAGTATCGGCAGACCATCAAGGGCGTGTTCGAGTCTGGGACTACCGTATGGAACAGTCCTGATGATATCGGGATGACCGATTGGGCGGACAATGACCCACTGCCGGGCATCAGCTATGAGTGATATGATGACAGTATGAGCAGGTCTAAAAGGAATCGGGTCGGGGGCGCGTTGCACCCGCGTGGCAACTACGCGAAGGCGCGCGCCGCCGGCCTTGATGCAATGTACTATCATCTGCTGGAGGAACTGGCATTGAACCGGTTCAGCTGGCGCGGACTACCGCCCACCGTGGATGAACGATGGTTGGAAATGTGTCTGTGCGAATACGGTTGCGCGCTGTTTTTCGAGGACAAACGTATAGGCAGGTTCCTCGTAACGCAGGCCGGCTATCAAGGCCGATTGAACGTGTATAATAATCCGACGTGTTTCGAGCCGGTCGGAGTCAACTATCATTACAAGCAACTCAAGGCAGGCACGGAGTGCATCCCCATCTGGGATAATCGCATGAGAATGTCGTTCAAGGATATTCTATGGCAGTACGCGAGACGGTTGGCGGACATTGACAAGGCGTATGACGTGAATCTGGAAAGCTTGAAGCTTCCGACCATTATCACCGCCGACCCTCGTACCAAGCTCACCGTGCAAAACATGCTACAGCAACGGCAGGATGGACAGGATTATATTGTCGGCTATGATTCGCTCGACCCCGGTAGCATGTTCCAACCGTGGCCCAACACCACACCGTACCTGCTGGATAAATTCATCCAGCAAAAAGCTCAAGTGACCAACGAGGTACTGGGGTATCTGGGTATCCAGTCCAGCGGTACGGAAAAAAAGGAACGGCTCATCTCCGACGAAGTGGCGCAAGCCAACGAAAAAGTGGACGTGTTCCGGTTGAGTTTCCTCAAGGCTCGGCAGGCGGCGGCGACCGAGATTAACCGATTGTGGCCGCAACTGAACATCTGGGTTGAGTATGCCGACTCGCAATCGAGCGGCGTACCCAACGCGCTGGATTCCAGCGCTTCGGGCACGACGGATATTGATATGCCCGCCTCGTATGACGCGGGTATCGGAGGTGTATTGTAATGATGACTTGTGACACTATGGTAAGACTTGTACATGAAATGTATGAAGTCGCCAATAAAATCAGTGAGGCTGAAAAGGCTCTGGATAACTATAAAAACGGGGGCTTGTCCATGTCCGGCCATGCCGCGGAGCTACTGAAAAAACAAGTTGTTGCAATGAAAATATATCATGATATCGTTGCCGCACGTATCAGCCACCAAATGGGGGAGGCCACATATGGCACAGGATTTTAGCGCCTATGCGATGGCAACGCCGGGAGAGTATACCGAAACCTTGGGCAATCTCATTGACATGGGATACGATACGGACACTAAACTACACCTATCCGCCGACTATTACCCGATTTATGAGGAATCACATCGAGCCGAGCTGAACGAGAAAATCGTTCGTCATTACGCGCTTAGGGAGATAGGGCAGGAAACCGCACAACAATTCATCTTCTATCTGGGGATGACGATGGCGGAAATCATGCCATATTTCAATGAGCGCTACAGGACGCTAGCATTGAAATACGACCCGCTGAACACCGTGGAAATGACCAGTGAAAACACATCCAACACGGTAGCCCAGTCCAGCGGCAAAACCAGCGCGTCTCAGGATAGTTCGACCAAAAGCACATCGGACGGCACTAGTTCAAGTAGCACCAAGTCCCAGTCATATGATTCTGAGGTTCCGGCAACAGGCGTACAAGGCGACTTCGCTCGGTATGCGACTCACGCCAATCAGGCGCAAGCGGATACGGACGGCAGTAGCCATAGCACGCAAGGCACCACGTCGCAATCGCATAGCACATCCAGCACGGAATGGCAACATGACGCGACAGACGGCAGGAGTTCATCCCACACGTCGGGCCGGTCTCAGTCTGCAATGAGCCTCATTCAGGAATACCGGCAGGCGATTATCAACGTGGACATGGAGGTCGTGCGGAGTCTCGAACCGTGTTTCATGCAGATATGGGGCTCGTATGATACTATTTTCAGCAACTGCCATAACTACGGAGAATGGGAGTAATCAATCATGTCAGTCAACGCTCTTACACCACGCGCCTATCCACTGGTGCGTGTTCCAACGTCGGTTCCGTTCACATACCGTGACGGGTTGACCACACTTCAATTGATCGAGTGTATCCGGTGTAATCTTGACGGTTTGCAGTCTGACTTTAATACACTCGTTGAGCAGGTGAACCAGTCAATCGAGGACAATAACACCGCCGTCCAGCAGATTGCCGATAACCTAGTGACGCAAATGGGCGTCCTACGCGAGGAACTCATCCATCTCATCGAGCAATCGCAGTCCACCGGACTTGCGTGGTCTCCAGCATACGGCAAACAGGACGCCTTGCAGACGGTGCTTGACGGCATGTATGACAATACGCGCAATCACGCCCTATTCTGGAGTGATTACGATGATATGGCATTGGAGGCGTCCATATATGACGCGCTGGGGTTGACGGCCCGCGAGTATGACCTACGAGCCACCGCCGTGGATAATTGCGTACCCGGAGACTTTCCGGGTCGTTCCCAATTCCCCTACGGTAAGAGCATCCCCGAGGGCAAGCCCGCTGATGTGTACCTTACCACGGACAGCGCTGACGCCAAGTACGTTCAGCGTAACCCGACAGTAGCTAACTTTGAGACCCCGGGGGAGCGAGCATGACCGCCACCAATCACACCGAACATTACGAGTTAAGCCAGTATACGGAGAATGACCACCCCACATATACCGGCGACTATAACGGGGACATGCGGAAAATCGACGCGGCGATCCATGCGGCGTCACAATCCGGCATGACCGCCGTTGCGCATACGAACGACCTCACCGGTGACGGCACTGGCGATACACCGTTGAAACTCGCTCCCGGAACGCTGTTGACGCAGATTCAGGAGGCTTCGGACGATTTAAACCGATATACTAAAGAGGGGCTTTATGTTATCACCTCTTTCCCGAGCCCCAGAAACATGCCTGCCGGTGTTTATGATATTCGCGGGACGCTGATTGTCTTTACGCGCCCCCACAGCGTTTACATCGGACAAATGCTGCTAGTTAACCTAAGTAACGGTAGGAGTATAAACTGGCTTTACCTGCGTACAGCAAATACTAGAGAGAACAACTGGGGAAAATGGCAGCGCGTGGCTCTCATCGATGACATTCCCGACGTTGCCGCGTTGACCTCCCGTATCGCCGCGCTGGAATCGCAGGTAGCCACCCTAGCCGCCGCCGCGACAGGAACAACCGGCCTTACCGAAGAATAATTGGACACGCAATATTCGGACAACTATAATATTGTACGTGTCGGGGCGCCGACATGTTCCACGGAAAACGGAGGAATCCTCACATGAGTAGCATCAACAAAACCCCGCACTATAATCTCAGCCAGTTCGGTGACAGCCCGGACGATAAACCGTCATGGCGCGGCGACTACACCAGCGATATGAGCAAAATCGACTCGCAGATGTACCGCAACGCGACGGACGCGACCACCGCCGCTAGTACCGCCAATACGGCGAAAAGCACGGCGGATAACGCTTTATCATTGGCGCAGGCCAATAAGAGTGATATCGCAGAGCAGGAATCCTATTTCACCGCGCTCGGCGTGACCTCGGAGCCGACCGCGCAGGCGTTGATGTCCACTATCAACGGCAAGGCGGAAAACACTACGCTAACTGCATTGCAGGGTGCGGTATCCACATTGTCCGGCACGGTTGACGGCAAGGCAAACGCCGCCGACGTGTACACAAAAGCGCAGGCCGACACGACGTTTACCAAGCAGGGCGGATACTCAGGCACCGCACAGCAAATCCACGCTGAAGCGACAAACGCGACGACAGCGGCGACGAACGTACAGGAAGAATTAACCAGCCTGAAAACCTCGGGACAATCAGCGACGGCATTGGTTCAGCGAACTAACGCGCTGACTAATCATTTTTCCAACGTATCATGGACGGCATATTACTCACCGCTGTCAAAATTCGTCAACATCATGGTGCGTTTCGGTTCGCCAGACGGGCACTCCAACGCTAACTGTACGTCGAACGTGAACCCCGGCTCCCTCACTATCGGGACAATGCCGGAAGGATATCGACCGAACGGCTTTATAAATTCCTATCCGTTCACGTATGGTAATGACTCCGGGCCATGCAACATTAGTATCACCGGAGATGGGGTCGTATCTTTCTATTGTCAGGGAACAATCAAAACAAACACTCAGATGAAACAGACAATACAACTCTCTTATTTTGTAATCTGATACCAACATAACATCCCATGAACATACCCCGTCCGGTAGTCCGGGCGGGGTATACTGTTATGTATGGCAGTTGACTTTAGGACATGGGTGAAACAGACCGAAAACCACTTTTGGGACATGGACGGCAGTTGGGGCCCGCAATGCTGGGACTTGTGGGCAAAATATTGCATGGATGAATACGGGTGTAGTGTCCAGGATTGTATCACCCCGACAGGCTGGGCCGGTGGATTATACACACATCATCCCGTAAGCGCAAGAGTCGGGGAGATTTTCGAGAAAAAAGACAACACATGGAACCCTATGCCCGGCGACGTAGCCATATGGCAGGTCTGCTATCCCAATTATCCGTCAACGCACGTGGCCATTGTCGTTGATGGAATACAGGGCGATTCCATCGACGTGATTACGCAAAACCCCGAGCCAAGCGTGCATAAACTACTCCCCTTGCAAAAAGCGTATATCGGATATTTGCACCCGCGCAAAAAACCGGACGGCGGCGACAATGACAGCGGCTCGAACCCTACCGGCTCGAACAACCCGGGTAGCATATCCAGCAGTGACGTATGGATACAACAACAAGGGGACAACCTCATTTACCATTACCGCGACAACGACAGTGGCGCGGGTACCATGATTTTCTACAAAGCCACGGCCCAAACATGGAAGGCCAAGGGTAGCGTTAAAGCGCCCAGTGACTCGGGCGGCCAAGCCACGCCATCTACGGGCGACGGCAAAAGCAGTTACGCGCTCTACTGTATCGGCACGGTGGAAAGCTCATTGCAATGGGACGCGGTAGAATTAGCCAACATGCAGGGCATTGGAATCGCGCAATGGTCGTTTGGCAGGCGGTTGGACGTGTTGAATGCAATGAAAACCGCCGACCCGACAGGCTACGCGACGTTTGCCAAAACATGCCCTGAGATAGCGGCACTCATGGGCAATGGCGGGACGTTTACACGCCCCCTAACGCCTGCGGAATCGGCGGCATTCAAAACATGGGCGCAACGCGCCGAATCACATCAGGGGCAACGTGACCAGTTCGAGACGGATTACAACAATTATCCGCAAGTCTACTCGGACGCGAAAATGCAGATACTATGGGTGTCGGCATATCATCAAGGCCCGGCATACGCCGAGGCGCTACCGAAAGCGACCACATTGGGCGGTTTATTGGATAATCTGCTTAATGACGGTGTTTTCGGGCAATACCCTAGCCGGTATCGAACTGTATATAATCTGCTGGCAGTCTGGGACGGGAAGAGCGCGCCGCCGAACTTCTAAAAGTCCGTATGTCATGCCATAATGATATATGTGGAGAAACTGTTAGCTGAGGGCGATTATTACGATTATGGGCGCGTGTTATCCTACCACGCGCCTTGGATGTTCGTAATCGGCGCGCGCGGCCTCGGAAAAACCTATGGTGCCAAAAAACTGGTCATAGGTGACTGGATTAAAAAACGCTGGCAGTTCATCTATCTACGCAGGACGGCGGAGGAACAGAAAAACAAGGGCACATGGTTCGCGGATGTCGCGGAGCAATACCCGGAATTGGAATTCCGTGTGTCCGGCAATCAGGCCGAATGTCATTGGCTGGATGACAGGGACGCCACCCCGGACAAGCACGGCAAGACGCGCCCCACGTGGCATATCATGGGGTACTTCATTGCCCTGAGTCAGGCCGGACAAGTGAAATCGGTTGCATACCCCAAGGTGCGCACCATTGTTTTCGATGAAATCTTCCCCGACAATATGCGGTATTTGGGCGGTGAAGTGACCTCGCTTGAGGAATTCTATAATACGGTTGATCGGTGGAATGACAGGGTTCGCGTCATCATGTGCAGTAACGCCGTGACCCTCGCTAACCCGTACTTCAGTGCATTCAACATCAATCTTAAGCCACAGTTGGATGATCACACGCAATACCAACGATATTGCGACGGGTTCATCATGGTGGAATTGGCGGATTACGGCGGGTTCAGCGCAAAGGTGGCTTCGTCCAAATTCGGCACGTTCCTACGCAAATACGATGAAAATTATGCGAATTATGCAATCAATAATGATTTTAGGGATAACGCCAATACCCTCATCAGTGATTTCAGCAACGCCGGTTATGCGTTCACGCTGAGAACCACCGAATATGGTATTTTCAACATATATCAGCAGTTAAGCGACACGGACGAAGTATTATATGTCATAACCAAAAAACAACCTAAAATCACTAGGGATTTTACGTTTGATTACCGACTGGTAGATAATGATTGCATGATGCTCAAACGTTCCGACGATATGACGCAAAAAATATTGAACGCCTATCGCGTCGGACGACTGCGTTTTGAAACACCGCAAATCAAGGCGGAATTCGGTATGATACTTGGCGGCCTACTACAGCAATCAGGTATAAGAAAGTGAGGAAATATTCGTGCCAATCCATGAATTTATCGTTATCGGCATTGTATTTTTATTGGTGCTGATTGACTACATCACCGGCGTGGTAAACGCAATCATGCACGGCAAGCTATCCAGCGAGAGAATGCGGAGGGGGCTCGGACACAAATTCGCCTACCTTGCCGTAATCTGTGTCGCGCTGATTGTAGAATACGGTTCGGACTACATCAATCTCGGAATCGGACTACCGGTGTTCATCCCGGTTTGCGTAGGCATCTGCCTGATTGAAATCACCTCAATCATGGAGAATTGCGTAAAAATCAACCCCGAATTAAGCGGCTCGAATATTCTCAACATCTTCAACATTGACAGGAATGAAAACAATGGTAAAGAAGATTAAAGCAATCGCCTATAGTATGATTGCCGCAATCGCCGCACTGCTGTTGGCGTTAGCGCCAACCGCAAACGCGGCGGACATGATAGACGTATCCAGTTGGCAAACCGGTATCAACGTCACCACCACTGGCGCGCAAATCGTCGTAGCCAAGGCCACCGAGGGTGTCGGATACGTCAACCCCGATTGTGACCGCGTGGTACAGGACGCCTTGAAGGCAGGACAGGGAGTAGGCGTCTACCACTTTGCGCACACGGAAAACAGCGCTGTCAGCGAGGCCAATTACTTTATCGACCATACACGCGGATATATCGGCAAAGGTATCGTACCGATTCTTGACTGGGAGCCGAACGCCCTCTGGGACACCAGTTGGGCGCTCACATGGCTTCAGACCGTGGAAGCCGTATGGGGCACCAAACCGATTATCTACACGAACCAGTACGCTGAAAACAGTTACGACTGGTCGGCGGTTGTCGCCGGAGATTATGGGCTATGGATTGCCGCATACACGCTAGGCGATACACCAATCTACGGCTTCAACCCTCCAGCGGTTCAACCCACACTACGCAATTGGCCGTTTGCTGTCGCATGGCAGTACACCGGCACCGGCTATGTCAACGGCTGGAATGGAGGAGTTGACCTAAGCGTAGTCTACGGCGATCTCGACACGTGGCACGCATACGCGGGTAGCGGGCAGGTTGCACCCAATCCCACACCGCAACCCACACCGCAACCCGCACCGCAACCCAGCACGCCGAACACCCCATGCAACACTGATTGTGTTATCATCCAGTCTGGACAGTACGTTTCCATGTTCTGGGCCGACTGGTGGAACGTGACCGTGCCAAGCGGCAACCCGTCCATCGTATACCCCGGCGATAAAATCTGTCACAATGGCGGCGGCAACACTGCGACAGTATCGCGAACCTACGTGGTACAGGCAGGCGACACGCTATCGAGTATCGCCGCATATCTTGGGGTCAGCATGTACAACATCACCGGGTACAGCTCGGGTAACATGAACCTCATCTACCCCGGAGAAGTACTCTACTACTAACCTCCCGGCACGAATAAGCCCCGCAAAATGCGGGGCTTATTTGTTATCAATCACCACGCAAAATCATCAATTGAGACGACATAGCAACCAACACCGTCCTTAACACCACGACATATGAAATCAAAATCACAATCACCATAATCATGTTCAAGAACCCTAGTAAGAGCTGATTTAAACGTTACCACGCCATTATCAATCTCCCTACAAGCAGTGACAATTTTCTCAAAACCGTCAACATCAACCGAGTACACATGACCCGGTTCAATCTCAGTCACATAAGCATTAACCTTAAACATTCTACTCAAACAAACCTCTCACCATAAGTCCTATAAAATTCCTTAAAATCAAAATCACGACAATACTCAAACCCCTCATCCACGTCAAAAAAAGACCTCACCGGAATCCAGCGGCCACACATGCCATCATACAATTGAAACTGATAATCAACCCCACAATAATCACAAACCGCCTCACGCCACCGAAAACCACGGTCTAACCCCGTATACGTGTCAACAACAGTAAAATAATGCCACATCTCAACCACCCCTTATCGCTCACTCGGCTACACGATTCATAAAAACCACAAACTCAAAACAATCACGATAAAACTCGACACCCTCATGCTCATACAGAACGACAAGACAGTCCACAATCGCATCAACATCATAATCCACAACGCGCTCGCCGCTGTTGCGAATATAATCAACAACCTCATTCTTAATGTCTTGACGATACA